CCGGCCGGTTCGCCGGCCAGATGGGCCTGGGCGCGATCTGGAGCCGGGCGATGGTTCCCGCCGAGATCCTCCGCCTGACCGCCGACCCGTTCCTGCCCTTCCGCCTTCTGAACCGCCTTGGGGAGTTCTGACATGCGGATCCCCAAAGGCTATGCCGGCAAGCTCCCGATCGGCCCGTTCAGTGATAAGACGGACGGGACGACGCCCGAGACGGGGATCACGCTGGGCGCGGCCGACGTGGCCCGGGCGATCAAGTACAGCCCGACGTCCGCCACCGACATTTCGGGCTACACGTGGGTCGGCGTGACCGGCGCGCCGGGCTGGTACTTTTTGACCTGCGATGCCTCGCTGACCAACACCGAGGGCTTTCTGAAGATCATCGTCCAGGACGACGACGTGTGCCGGCCGGTGGTCTGCAATTTCGAGGTGGTTCACGCCAAGGCGTTCAATTCGCTGGTTGACGACACGGATCAGTTGGAAGTCGACGTCGTGCAGTGGCGGGGTTCCCAGCCCGCGGTCCTGGCGGACACAGACAAAATCCCGGCCAGCATCCAGCACGACGCCGACAGCACGCTTCTTGCGGCGATCCGCACGCGGCTGGGGATCAAGCCGACCGACGCGGCGGTGTTCGTGACTCAGGGAACCACGGACACGGAGCGGGGCGACAATCTGGCCACCGCCTTGACGGCGGCCAAGGCCCTTACCCCTTCGGCCAGCAATCCGGTGACTGTCTGGGCTCCCGATGGACGTTACAAACGGACTGCCACTCTGGATTGGGACACGGCGTACATCCACCTGAAGGCGATCACACCGAAGCCGTGGGGACGGCGGCGAGTCACCGATAACGACAAGAGCGACGGCACTACGTTGCTGTCCGAGTGCCGGTCGACCTCGGTAGAAATCTACTCGGAGACGGCAGACGTCACCACCTTCGAGCAGTCGGCCGACAACGTACATTTCGACGGAATCAGCTTCAGCCAGGTTTCCGGCAGTGCCTCGGGAACTTACCACGCCTTCTATTGTTCCGTGGCCAGCAACGCGGGCTCGCGGTACGACAACTGCTATGCGTGGCATCGTGCTCCCTTGAAGGAAAACACCAAGGGTTCGGCCCGTCGATACCCATGGGCCTTTATCCAGGATTGCGATGGCGTATGGGAGTCATGCGGCGGAAACGCCTACGGCTGGCGGTTCGGATGGGACGCCGGGGACGCCGGTCAGTTCAAGGCCCGCATGAACGATATGGAGGGTGGACGCGGGGCATTCATTGGGGATTTTGCCACCGGCTCGGAGGGAACGCATAAGGCCACGGGATGCGACGTGCGAAACTCCAAGTGCATCGGCCAATGGAACGGCAGCGGCAACGGAGACCACGGCTTCTCGGGTTGCACGCATTTCGGAGCCCAGATCGACGCGACCTGCTACTTCGAGAGTATCTATGCAGGCCATAACAGTCTTGGTGTTGGGGCCCTGAATGCAGCCAAGCTTCGCAACTGCCACGTTGGGAATTATGGTTGTGGCGGAACCGCCGTAACCGGATACAAAGGATACTTTGTAGGTGAAGCCGACGATTCAACTGCTGGAATCGGTGGATTCGGCGGCCGGGCACCGGGCGTGAGTGATGCCAACTCGGGCAGCCTGAAGGGCCGGATCAGTTTTTGCGTCAGCTCCGGTGCGGGCCAGTCCTGGCTTTGCGAAGGTGCCGTGATCGACCGCTGCCTGCTTGAACAGAAGACGCTTGACCGGCATTGCGTCACCCTGTTGGATTCGCTCAGCAAAATCACCAACAGCACGCTGTTGGTGGTCGAGGGCGGGCTTGGCGTTCCGATCTATGCCGCGACTCCACAATCCGTCTGCGCGGCCGGCAACGTCTATAACAACCACGACGTAACTGCTGATGGTTTGAGCAGTCTCGTCACGAACGCGGCCTGCGGATCGCCGACGGATAACCTGACCGTCCTGCCCTATACCTCGAGCATCGCCGGCGACGGGAGTCTGCTGGCCCGGCCGTTGACCGTCTGGCAAAAGGCCAAGGGCGTCTGGACCATCGCCCTGTTCGACGCGGAAGGTGAGCCGGTCAACCTGTTCGGCCATGATCTGGCCTTTGTCGCCTGGCTCGAATCGAACCCGGCCACCGCGGTGATCGAGCTGAAGAACTACAACACGAAGACCGACCTCACGATCGGCGGCGGCGACAACAACCAGGTGACGATCACCTGCCCCGATACCGACACGGCGACCGCCCGGGTTCTCCAGTGGCTGCTGCGGGACATGACCGACGACGCCTCGCTGGCCCGCGGCAAGCTGACCATCCACGCCGCGGCCGACGCCCCGGCCGTGGCTTAATGATGAAGGATGAATGAGGAAGGATGAACGGAAGAGGCCATGCTGATTGACCTGTTAGACGCCGTCGCCGAGGAGCTGAACAATACACAGTTCAGCCAGGTCTTTACCGCGGAGCGGGCCTACCTCCCGCGGTGGAAGCTCAAGGACTCGCGCACGATCGAGGCCAAGGTTTGCCTCAAGGGGATCGAGCAGATCCCGGCGGACCGCGGGCGGACCGAATTGGGCGTGGACGTCTGGGTGGCGCTCGCCAAGCATGTCCCCGGGACCGGAGCGAGCGAGGCGCTGAAGCTGGCCGACCAACAGACGAAGCTGGACGCCCTGATCTATCTGATCGAGGAGATCCAGCAGCATTTTCGTCCGCCCCGCCAACTGGCCGCCTGCGAAGCCGCCAACTGCGTGGCGGTGGAAGCGGCTCCGGTCTACGACCCCGAGCAGCTCGAGACGAAGGACCTGTTTTTTTCTCTGACGACCCTCAGCTTCATCGTCTACCAAGCGAGCCTCGACTGATGATCGGCTACCGCGTCAACGTGCAAAAGACGTTCTTCGACTCGCCCGCCGTGATCGGCGCGATGGACAAGGCGACCCGCCGGGTCCTATCGCGGTTCGGGGCCTACGTCCGCCGGACCGCTCAGAAGAGCATCGTCAAACGGAAGAAGGCATCGGAGCCGGGTCAGCCGCCCAGCAGCCACACGGGCCTGTTGAAGCGATTCATCTACTTTGCCTACGAGCCCAACACCCGCAACGTCGTGATCGGCCCGGTCCGGCTGGCCAAGAGCACGGGGGAGGCCCCGTCCGTTCTCGAACACGGAGGGACACTCGGTAGGCGCCGGAATCCGCGGCGGCGCACCCGAGTCCTCGGCGGGGCGGGAGAAATCCGAATCGGCGGCCCTGCGTCGGTGAATACAAAAAAAGCCAACGGAATCCACGGCAAGGTGCGGGTCACCTATGGAATTCTCAAAACCCAAGACCAGGTCGCCCGGGCCAACCGCCTGAACGAAGAGATCTACGGGCCGATGACGATCGGCGGCAAAGGGCCGATCCTGGCCCGGCCCTACATGCACCCTGCCTTTCAAAAGGAAAAGCCCAAGTTGCCCCAAATGTGGCGGGACAGCCTCAGCAAGGGCGCCTGGAGCGGGGCCGCTTATGAACGCGCGAAAGGACGATAAGCACCATCGTTAGTGTGAAGTAACCAAATCGACAATCCGCCCGGGCGGGCCTCCGGCTGATCACCGGTGGTGCCTCCCAAACATTTTCAAGAAAAAGGCCGCGTGGGGCCACGCACTTGCGCGGCCTTTTTTCGTGCGCGGGCCGCCCGGCGGTTGTCTCAACACGAGGAGCAAGAAACATGCCCGAAGGGATCAAGATGGGAATCGCCGGCAAGCTGTACTACGGCATAGCCGGCGCCGAGGGCACTACGGAGGTGAAGTGCCGTGACCTGAGCTACACGATTGGGGCGACCCGCGGCGAGGTCAACAGCCGCGGCTCGATCTTTGAACTCTCGAAGGTGGCCATGATCAAAATCGGCCTCGAGTTCGAGCTAAACAACGACGTGGACAACGTCGTGTTGACGGCCCTGAAGGCCGCGGCGATCGCCGGCACGCCGGTCGCGTTCCGCACGAAAGATTACGCCAGCGGCTGGGGCATCGATGGAGACTTCAACATCGAGATGGCGAAGGCTGAGCCGCTTCAAGGTGCCCAAACGGTTCGGATCACGGCCGAGCCCGATGCGGGCGACGGAACCCATATCGTCTGGTTCCATTAAGGCGGCCCGCCGACTTGGAAAGGAAAGTGCCATGTCCATCGAAATCGGCATCGACGGGAAGTTGTATTTCGGCCCGGCCGGCTCGATAGCCCCGGTCGAAATCACGAGTTGCCGCGGTCTACACTTCGTCGTGCGACAGGGCGCCCATCCGGGCGAAGGCAACTTGACCATCGTCTGGGAAATGGACGTGCAAGATTGTCAATTTGAGGTTCTGAAGACGGTCACCGCGGGGGATTTCAAGGTCCGGATCTCCGACGGCCCCGCGCCCCGATTTACCGCGGAGCCCTATTTCGACGGGCCCCGCATTCCCAAGTTTTCCTGACTGCAAGCAAATCCCAAATCTGAAAGGATAAGACATGCCCACGGGAACCATTTCGATCACGGCCGCGGTGGCCGGGATCTCGATCCAATCGACGATCTCGCGGACCGGCGGCGGGCAGGAGGCCCACGAGGTTTCGCTGCCGGCCGGCCAGGCCGGGACCCTGACCACGCGGACCGACGACGACACGGGCGAGGTGACCCTGACCGCCACGCCCGCGGTCGAGCAGAACGACATCGTTGACGTGTACTGGGCCGGCGGCAAGCGGGTCGGCATGACGGTGGGAATCGTCGTCGGCAACGCCGTGCCGATCGATGGCGGGGCCGGCGACGTGCTCCCGACGGAAGATGACGCGGTCATCGTCACCGAGCGGGTCCAGGTCGATGACATCGAGTTCGACGGCGACTCGATCAAGCTGCTGGTCATCGGGTGCAGCCAGCGGGCCTCGATCGACTTCGAGGAATCGGGCCCGGCCAGCATCGCGGTCTTCGAGATCACGGCGGCCAATGAGGAGTATCACTGGGCCGACGAGCAGGGGGTCTCGAATCCGCTTACCGGCAACCCGGTGATCCAGGCCCAGTGCAGCAACGGCTCGACGACGGCGGCCACACTGAAGCTGGGCGTGATCCTGGCCACGTAACCCCCGGTGATTCCCTGGGGCAAACGAAAGGAACGCCATGAAAGCCTTCCAAGACGAGCACGGCACCCAATGGGAGCTGTCGTTGACCATCGGCGCCGCCCAGCGGGTCCGCGATCTGCTGGGGGTCGATCTGCTGGAGCCGCTGGAGCCGCGGCAGAAGCCCAAAGCCAGGGCGGGCCGATCGCGCAAGGCCAGGGCGGCGCCCGGGCCCGCGCTGATGACGGAGTTGGAGCTGGACATGCCGCTGCTCTGTGCGGTGATCCACGTCCTCCTAAAGCCGCAGATCGAGAAGGCGGGCCTGGGCGACGAAGATTTTGCCGATCGCCTGGATGGTGTCACGCTCCGGCGGGCCCACGACGCCTTTTTCAGCGAGTGGCACGATTTTTTCCTCCATACCGGCCGCCTGGAGATTTCGGAGCTGATGCAGAAGCAGACGGAGTATATCCAGCAGGTGACGCAGGCGGCCGTGGAAAAGCTGACCGGGCCCGAGCTGGCGGAGACGGTGAAGGCGAAGATCGACAAGACCCTTGGGAAGTCGTTTGGCGACTTGCGGGAATCGCTGGACGCGATCCCCGACCACTGACGCTCCGCGAGCTGACCTGGGCGGCCGAGGGCCGGCAGGTGGCCGAAATGAATTACCTGCTCGCGTCCCTGGCCGGAACGCCGATGCTCGGCCGAGGATCCCGGCCTGCCCCGGAACCCTATAACCCCGAGCTCCTGAAACAGATTGTCGCCGGCGGCAAGTGTTCTTTCTAATCCCCAATCCCTAATCCCCAATCCCTGATTCCATCATGCCCACAGGCGCAGGAGTCCGATCCGGCCGGGCGTACGTCGAGCTGTACGCCGACCGCAGCAAGCTCCAGGCCGGGCTCCGCGGGGCATCGCAAGACCTCCGCCAATGGTCCTCTTCGGTGCTTAGAGCCGGCACGATGCTGGCCGCGGCGTTCGCCGCCAGCGCCAAGGTCTTCGCCTCGTATGAAACGGCCATGGCCAACGTGTCAACGATGGTCGACGACACGGTTGCCCACATGGCCCGGTTTGAGCGGGGCGTCGCGGAAATGGCGATTACCTTCGGCGAATCGACCGGCACACTGGCGGCCGGCCTCTATGACATCCTCTCCGCTTCGGTTGCCCCCGAAAAGGCCCTGAAGGTCCTCGAATCCTCGGCCAAGGCGGCCAAGGCCGGGATCACCGATACCGGCGTGGCCGCCGATGCGATCACGACAATCCTGAACGTTTACGGTCTGGAGGCCGAGCGGGCGGGCGACGTCTCCGACTGGCTGTTCGGAATCGTCAAACGGGGCAAGATCACCTTCGCACAGCTTGCCCCGAACATCGGGAAGGTCGCCACGCTGGCCGCTACTGCGAATCTCAGCATGGAAGAGCTGGGCGCCATGATCGCCGTTCTGACCCGCAACGGCGTGGACGCCGAAAGCTCGATGACGGCCATCTCGGCGATTATCTCGGCCTTCTTAAAACCCGAGGGCGAAGCGGCGGTCTTGGCACACGATCTCGGTTTTGAGCTCAATTCTCTGACGCTGCAAAGCGAAAAGCTATACGGCGTCTTCCAACGCATCGGCAGCCTGCCTCCGGAAGCGATCGCCAAGCTGTTTCCCAACATCCGAGCAATCAAGGGGCTCCTACCCGCGCTGAACAATAT